TCATGGTCGACGTGGTGCGCGCTAATGCACCAACCTCAGAATTGAGGCCACTGCCGTCAGCTAGGGAAGGGGTGATAGCCACACACCTTACGAGCAATAACGCTCGTACCCTGCCTATAACCCACGCGCCTAAGGTAAATAATACCAATTCACAGAACGAATAGTGTAGTGTCGTAAAACACCAACACTAATGTATAGTGCATGGCGCGTGGTGGACGCTTCAACCAGAAAAGTGGAAGTGAAACCGCAACCACTGGCATAAGGAGCAATCTTAGTGTCATCACTGACATCATAACCGTATGAAACGGTAACGACGTCGGTGTCGACAGGTGCTCCAACTCCGACTTTGTCACGAGAGCCACTCTTCACCATAGACACCAGAGGCTGCGAATGTCCAAGATAGTCGGCTGACAACCAAGGATGAATAACTGAGTTAACGTCGGCGTAACTAACGGCGAAAACTTCAAGCAACTCATCAGGGCCGACAAAAACAGTATTGTGGAAGTGCGGTGTCTGTTCCAAGTTGAGCGTTGAGGAAACCTGCGAAATGAGGTTCCCAACTTGAACGGTAGTACTACCGGAACCGGTAGTCAAACGCTCATAAACAGGGAAACTGATACCACCACCCCCAACAGTGGACACTTGCATATTGATGTCATATGAAAACAACCCATTGCTCAGATTCAGCGAGTCAAGGAGCGACCCGATTGTAAAACCAGGACTGGCAGACAAAGGAGCAACCTGCGTCCACAAAATTGGATCGCCGATCGCAGGATGACTACCAACCGCTTGAATAACAGGCCGATTCTGAGTTTCAGGATGAACATTGGCATCAACCCAGTAATCAATGACACACAAAATGTGCCCGGTTGGAGAGAAGGCACGATTCATAACAAAAGCCGGATGAAGAAAAGAAAAAGCTGGAATCACACCCATCCCACCCCAAATCTGTTGAGCAAAGCCAGTGCCAGCAATGCTGGGACAGATAGGCAACGTAGCAAGCAGCACAGCACCAAAAGGAGCGGGGGTCGTCATACGTTCTTCAGACGTGAGTACCGCATAGTAGCGGTACACCAAACCATTCCGACAGTAGTAACTGTCGCGGGTAATCCAACCCCGATGAAGTACAGCATGTGAGAAGCGGTCTCATCCGAACGGCTGGCATAAGGAGCCAGGTCGGGGGCGGCATCCCAAGCAAGATCTGTACGAAAAGACGAACGCTCAAGAGGATCAAGTTGCTGGTAAGGAATAACAGTCTGAACCCACGGCGAAAATCTTATATTCCCGCTCCGTCCACTAGCCTTTGTGAAATCAGGGTGTCCTGAAGTGACGGGAAGCTCGGAATGCCCATTCCGAAAGTTGGGATCGACATAGGCTGCGAGTAACCCTGTGGTGGCTGTGGATTGCATGGGGACGAAGTTGAATATGAGTCGTTGGATCGCACACTCTTCAAAGATGTGTGCAAAGGACGTGTGCTGCTTAAAGAGCCAGGGGGTGACAAAGCATGCGTTGACTCCGAGATAGTTGGGGGCGGTGGCAAAGACTGGGTCGGCCGGCAAGACTTCACCAGCGGTTCCAGTTCCTGCCACAACGTTGAGCACGGCCGCATCAAAAGTAACAACTGTTGATGTAGAACCGTTGAAAGTGAGGGGACCACCGACTTCTCGTACAACCGCTTGAAGCCCGGTGGGGATAACGCCATTAAATCCAGCACGAGATGCACGGCGTACGCGTTTCCTTCGGCCAGCAACTCCGGCCATTGGACGTGAACGCTGCGCAAGAACAACTGAATTCGACGCGCCACCCCCATCACCACCGGCAGCGGCTCTGCGCATTTTCCTGCGAGCTCGACTTTTCTGACGACGAAGCCGAGTAGCTGCTGAAACTCGTTTTGAAGACTGATTCGCCTGTTGGATGTTACGCCCTTTGCTTGTTCTTCGAGGCATGCCACTTCCATCTTTGGCGAATTCACGCCTATGCTTGATGGGAGCACACTTCGATGAGACGGTCAGCGGTCATATAAGAATGGCCACTACGGAGACAGCAAAGAACGTACGCCTCATAAACAAGTGTCCAGCGAGGATCGTGATTGCGGTAACACCAGGCAGCATATGCCCAGAGTCTCGCACAACGCACAAGCTGAACACATTGATCAGGAGGATGCACCGCAAGCGTATATCGCATCTTATCCATAGCGAACGCAACCTCAGACGCTTGAAAGTGATGGCCAAGGAAAGAATGGCCCAACAATCCAGCAGCGGCATCAGTTATGACAATATCTTGAGGCTCCAATGCAAACAACCGTGACTCCATATCAGGAACACCAGTCAATGGATATTCGCGATCGGAGGCAAGAAGAACATCATCACCGAGAGACAAAAGGGAGAAGTGTTGCAAAAAAGAACTAACCGTCAAAGACGGATAGAGACGTTTGATGCACGTCAACCGAGCAGCAATAGTACCCAATGAATTATCGATGGACGTGTTGTACGAACCGGAGGGCATACCCTCAACAGAACGAACAACGGAACCATCTGGTAACAAGGCATCAAAATGTGATTGAATGCGGTACCAAGAAACAACACGCGCTCGGTCAGCGTCGGAACAAGCTAAATGCCGAAGTCTCCAATCACGAACAACATTCTGAAGATCAGATTTGAAATGCCCATCCCAACCGGACTCATCAAGTGACAAAATCCAATAATAGGAGAGCAAAGAACTAGCAAGCTGGATGACGCCGTCATGAGCGGTGTCCACACCGCAACAGATCGGCAAACGATGAAGCTTTTCGTTTTGATCGGAGAACAGCCGCATAGCAACAGAAAGAAGCGTAACATCAGGAAACTGAATAGTACGACAACCTTTCTTCAACACCTTCGAAACCGGCAAATTGTCCTTCTTGCCCATAACGGTCCACAAGAAATCGCCATGGTCCAAATCTTCCCAAGCATGATCGCAAGCTGATGCAAATCCAGGGTCGTCGATAGCCGAACCCTTAGTTGGGTGCGTCAGACATGTTGGAAAGCCACTGGCACTGCTGCGATCCATGAGCGGAACAATTCGCTCCAATGGCAACACAGTAGCGCTAATGGGGAACCAAGAATCCAACACCCCAAAAACAAACGATCGCTCATCACCCGACATGTCAAAACGACCAGGACGTTGAAAACGTCGGAAACTTTGGCATACACAGGTGGCGCGATCATCACTGGGGGAAAAACAATCACCATCGACACACAAAGGATATACATCAGAACCAACGCGGACAAATTGTTTACTTTGACCCAGGGTGCTCGCCGCAGCCGGCGACACCCTCATGGACTGCATCGGCCCCGACAATTGGTACAGCTGCTGTAATTGGTCTACTTGACTCTGCTCCTTCTTGGTGGCCAAAGTGGAAGGCAGAGTTTGATGCAGAAGAGCGAGATTTTCGTGGTCGACGACGCGCACGCTGGCTGCGGTCTTGAGGCAACGTTGCGTCAGAAGACGCTCGATCATCTCTTTTTCCCTCTGTGCCAGTAGGGAGGGCCGAATCAACATCGGAGACAAAGGAGGAACGAAAAAATTTAAGCGCACCATCCTTACCATACTCACACGATGTCTCAGGCCACAAGAAGGTGTTAACCATGGTGTTGGCGGGCCCAGCACACTGCCCATACCAAATGCCAACAACTTGGGGCGTATCACCACTACACTGGACAACAGGTGCACCAGAGTATCCTTTCTCAGTAGTGCCAGAGAAGGTTCCAAAACCGTGCTTGTCGCTAGCGTATGCACAATGCCCAAAAGAATACTTAGGGCCACGCACCATGCCTGCAAAACCAACAACAGGCATCTTGCGCACCCACTTATAGGATGGTTGACACAAGGGCGGACTACTGAGGAAAACAGCTATCTCACCCTTGCCAGAAGCATCCAAACATGGGCCAACAAAACGAGGACTAGCCAGCTGAAGTGTTGTGGTAACTCCGCGAACAGCATCGTCCGACGACGCGGTAACGCGGCATGTACCATCTTCATTAAGAAGATGACGAACAGTCATAAGCACCTGCTGACCACGATAATTGGTCCAAAAACCACATCCAGTAAGACGACCTTCCACCTTAACAAGGAGAGGGTTGGGTGTATAACACGCATCAACCCCTTTTCCTTCCGGAGATCCGAGAATCTCGGCCTGCGTTTTCTCACGAGGTGCGGAACTCCAAAAATCCTCTGGGGCCCCATACACCATATCCTCAGCGTCGGCCCAATTGCCCGGCGCATAAGAGGCAGCGAGAGCGCGAGCCGCTTCAGTGGTGGCAGTATCGGTGGTAGTAGTTATATCGCCAGCAGTATGCGAAACAAACGCAACACGCTTCTTCTTCCCTTCAGCCTCAAATTTAGAGACAAGCGTCTTAACCCGCAGCCCATTCAACGCCAAACACGCACAAATCTTGCGCCACAAATCCCAAGGATGAACAGTACCATTGACAGCAGCATCAACTGCTAATCGCTTCACATCATCAAGGGTATAGTGTTTATCAGCATGGTCAAAACCAGAAAAATCAACGCCAGAGAAAGGCGTAGATGTGGTGCAACCTTCAGCAATAGAGACAGATCGCAGATTATCTGAATAAACACTAACAGCGGAGTCAGCGGGGGCACCCTCGGCGCGTAATGCGTCAAGACGGTTCTCCAACCAGACATCAACACTGTG